TGGTCAGGAAAGGCGATGTGCAGGAGTGCGGAAACGCGGGGTTATTGAATGAAACAAAAAAATATATTGCAAAAGGTATTGCAAATAAATAAAACGCAATTATCTTTGTCACGTCGAACACGAGTTTACAAGAACTTTGCGGCCCTGCCCCGCCTCCTGATGTGTTCGACGACTTTTCTACCGGGGCGGGCTGCTTTTTTTAAAATGTCGAACACATGAATTATCAAGAACTTATTGAAGCAAAACGGCACCGGGCAAGCGATTACGGCATTGAGCCTAATTTCATGCCTGACGGCGTTTTTGACTTTCAGCGTTACGCCGCCGAATACGCTATCAAAAAAGGCCGTTGCGCCGTGTATTTTGATACCGGCATGGGAAAAACGCTTATTGAGTTGATTATTGCCGCGAACTACGTCCGGCACACCAATAAGCCCGTATTGATTGCTACCCCGCTTTCTGTTGCTTTCCAATTTTTGAAAGAGGCTGAAAAATTCCACATTGAAGATGTGGAGTATTCAAGAGAAGGCAAGTTTTCCGGCAAGATTATCATTTGCAATTACGAGCGCCTGCACTACTTCAACCCGGCCGACTTTGATTGTATGATTTGCGACGAAAGCAGTTGCGTTAAGGACTTCAAAAGCAAGACGTCCGAACACGTCAACGCATTTATGCGCAAGATAAAATACCGCTATCTCGCAACGGCTACCCCTTCACCGAACGACTACGTCGAACTTGGAACCAGTAGTGAGGCATTGGGGTACATGGGCTATCAGGATATGCTTACCAAGTTTTTTACCAACAACCAAGACACCATTTCCCCGATGGGCATAGGCGTTAAATGGCGGTTGAAAGGTCATGCGGAAGAAGCATTTTTTCAGTGGGTAAGCGGATGGAGCCTTTCGGCTCGGAAGCCTTCCGACCTCGGATTTAGCGACGAACGCCATGTTTTACCGGCGCTGTATGAAAACGACCACATAGTGACAAACGATGTTCCTCTGGTTGTAAACGGTCAATTTTCGATGTTCAACCAAGTAGCCCGAACCATGCCGGAAATACACGCAGAAAGAAAGGCGACAATTTCAAAGCGGGCAGAAAAAGCGGTAGAACTTGCAAGCCAACACGCGACGTCGGTATATTGGTGCAACCTGAACGAAGAAGCGGACACGGTTGAAAATTTGGATCCAAACGCCGTGCAAATTCACGGCGGCATGAGCCTTGAAAAGAAAGAGGAAATTTTGATTGCGTTTGCAGAAGGCCAGATCAAGAAACTTGTTACAAAGCCAAAAATTACGGCATGGGGTTTGAACTGGCAGCACTGCCCACACGCTGTAACTTTCCCCGGATTTTCTTTCGAGCAATACTACCAACTTGTCCGCAGGCACTACCGCTTCCCGATCACTGAACCTGTTACAATTGACCGCGTAATTTCAGATGGTCAAGTAAGGATTTTGCAGGCCATTGAGGCAAAGGCAAAGAAAGCGGACAATCTATTTTCAATGCTGAATATCAACCTGAATAAATCCTACACCCCAACCTCAAAAGAATTTGACAAACAAATCCAACTTCCAACATTTTTAAAATAGTCGAACACAATGACAAAAGAACAAGTTATCACCGACAAATACGCAATCTATTGCGGCGATTGCATGGCCGTTCTCCCGACGTTGCCAGCCGAAAGCGTTGACCTTTCCGTTTTTTCCCCGCCTTTTTTGGGCCTGTTTCATTACAGTTCATCCCCGCTTGACTTTTCCAACTGCGAAAGCCGGGAAGAAGCATTGATTCAGTACGAATTTTTAGTAAAGGAACTGTATCGGGTTTTGAAGCCTGGCAGTATTTGCGCCGTGCATTGCACCGACCTTATGAACAAGGACGGCAGCCAATACGACTACCCGCACGAAATCGAAGAAATCCACACGCGAAACGGCATGAAGCGCATGAACAAAATCACCGTGTGGAAAGAGCCTTTGAAGGTTCGTTTGCGCACGATGGTTCACAGCCTGATGCACAAAAACATCGTTGAAAATTCAACCGAATGTTTCACGGCAATGCCGGACTATATTCTGATTTTCAAGAAGGAAGGCGAACGCGACGTACCTGTTACGCATCCTTTTGGCCTTACCCATTATGCCGGGCTTCGTCCTTTTCTTCCTGAACACCTGTCAAAATATGGCTTGCCGCTTGGCGACTTTTTCCAGCAAGGCGAATTTGATGTGTGCTATGATCGGTATGTAAACGAATCATTCAAGGCTTTGCAAAAGCAATATGCCGGGTTTGATGGTGACCACAAACTGAACAAGTTATCACACATCATTTGGCAGCGTTACGCATCAAGCGTGTGGGATGACGTTCGGATTGACGAGGTTTTGCCGTTCCGCGATGCGCGGGAAGATGACGACGAAAAACACGTGCATCCTCTCCAGTTGGATGTTATCGACAGGATTGTCGAACTTTACACCAATCCGGGCGAAGTCGTTTTAACCCCGTTTATGGGTGTTGGCAGCGAAGTGTTCTCGCCCGTTTCAATGGGCCGTTTTGGCATCGGCGTTGAACTGAAAGACAGTTATTTTAAACAGGCGATTGCAAACATGAAGGAAGCCGAAAAGCGCTTTGCAAAATCGCGCCCGCTTGAACTTTTCGACAATGTTGAACAAATTGAAACGATGTGATATGCCAGTCCAAAAAAAACCAGAAACCGCCAACCAGATCACCCGCAACGTTTTGCGCCTTGCAAACTTCCAAACGGGTTGCGTAGCATACCGGGTGAATAACGTCGGTGTATGGGATCAGGCGAAGGGCATACACAGGAAAGGAAACACCGAAAAGGGGCTTCCTGATGTGATTATGATTTACAGGGGCCGGTTTATCGCAATCGAGGTGAAAGCCGGGCGCGACAAGTTAAGCGATGACCAAAAGAAACGGCAATTTGAAATCGAGCGGGCGGGCGGCATTTATTTTGAATGCCGGTCAACCGATGATTTTATAAACTTCCTTCAAAATGGCTGCACAAAAACACTTTAACCCGCCCGCCCCGCGAATCCGAACCGTAAAGCCAAAACCCCGCACCGTGAAACAGTGCCGGGAGGATTACGAACGGGCTGCGCTTTTGTGTGCGGCGAATGCGGGAGAGATAGATAAATTTTTGAAGCCAAATTTTGAATAGGCATAGTTTTTGAATTTCAATCCTGCCCCCTATTTTTTCAAACCAAATTCTTAACGAATGAAATTTGCATTATTCCTTATTTCCATTGTTGCCGCTCTGGCAACGTCCTGCCAAAGCGCATCCGGCCAAACATTCACCGAAAACCGTTTCAATGTTCACGCTGAAATGATGGCCGAACAGCCCCGCCAAATCACTGCAAAAAACGTTGCTATCGGCAATCAGGGGGTTACAGCCTGCTTCAATTCCTGCCAGACGCAAGTTACTTTGAATTTTTGCGGGCAAGTTTTGATTGAAATGCCCGGCCAATCCCCGGAGGTTTACCCGGCAAAGGTTTTCCAACTTGAAAGCGGCGTTTGGACAGCCGAAATCCCCGGCGGGCAGTGGGTCACGTTGTACGCCGAAAGCGGCACCGTACAAATGGACATTGCTGGCGAGTTCCGCGCATTTTCGGCGCGGTAGTTGCGAGTGAAAGAAAAAAGAAAGTAATCGGTTAACAGTAGCCGCGTCGATGCAATGTCGATGCGGCTTTTTTTATTACAAGAAAAAATATTTGAAAAAAGATTGTAAAAGGTATTGCTAATTCCTGAAAGTCATTTATCTTTGTTTCATCAATTCACCGAAAAAGAAAAGATCATGATTCGCCGAATTTTTGTAGACTCCGTTTCTGAAATTGATTACGCAAACTTTGGCGTTCATTTCAGCGAAAACAATAACTACCGCCATACGGGCGGCGGCAGCGCAGGCACAACCAAACAAAAGCGTTTTGAGGTTAGCGCTTTTGTTGAATCTGCACAGATTAACGAAGATGCAACGAAAATTAGCCGGGCGGAATTTCCGAATGAGAAAGAGACGGTATTGTCATTCAATCAAGTTGTTAAGGCGAATATTGTAATCATTGACCGCGAAACAGGCTATTTTGTCGGCTCTCACAACGGCGAAATTAGAACGATAAACACCGGCAGCCGTTCAGACAAATGGGTTAAATAACTTTTGCTCCTATAATTTCCCGATCACTATTAAAGCCCATCGTTAGCGCGGTGGGCTTTTTTCATTTTTAATTTGTATTTTCAAAAAAGCCTATTACATTTGTGGCATGGCAAACGACAAAATAACAATCATTTCAGGCTGGATTGCCCGCTTTGATAGCACGGAGCGCGTCATCCAGTTAAACCGGGATGCGCTGCTCATTGCGCAGTCTGAACGGCTGGAATGGTTTGATTTGTTCGTAACCGTGAACGGCGTTGTAATGACAAAAGAATTGCGCATTCCTTCAAACGAAGGCGCGGTTTATTGGTGGGGCCGTAACTGCAAATACAAAATACAGGTAAAAGCCGCCGACCTCGTTCCGGCGGATAACATCGAAAACAGCGCCTTCGCGGGGGCGTGTTCACCTTTGAGACTAAATTGAAATGAAAGCGAAGAAACGACCGCTGTCCACCAAGTTCATACCGCAGTCAACGCTTGCACCTAAACAGGTTGTTGAGCAAGTAAAGCCGGTAAAAGCCGCCAAACGGGAAAAAGACCCGGCGATGTTCGACCCGTCGGAATACGGCAACGGAAAACACCCGTTGCAAATCGGAGAAACCAGAAAAGGCAAACAACCGCAATGGGTTGTCGAAATGTACGGTAAAAATAATTAGGTCACATTGTAAGCGGGCCGCCAGCCCTGAAGCAAAGGCATCGGGGCGCGGCGGTTTTTCAAAAACGATATGTGGAGAATATTCCTTCTTTTCGGAATTGCCGTTTTGTTTCTGATTGCCGTGTCCGTATTCGGGCGCGTGTCGGAAGCAATGCAGCGCAAACGGATGAAAAAATGAAACGAAACGCATGGCAAGTTTACCGTTGGGCCGGTTTGTTTTTGGCCTTTCAGGTGGCAGGATGCAAAACGCTTCCATCCCATGCGGTTTTGATATTGGTGTTCGCCACATTAGGCGCAACACCTTTTTTGCTTTATTGGGTTGAAACAGCGGTTAAAGTCCGTTACTTTGCAGCAGGTAAAACCAAACGCGCGTAAAATGAAGTACGGATTTCATATCGGTATCAACTACACCGGCAGCCAATACCAATTGGGAGGATGCGAGAACGACGCCCGCGAAATGCGAAACCGGGCGCGATCCGGGCTAAAGTCGTACTATGTGAACCAGTTTTATACAGCAACACCAGTTTGCAGTGCTGACTTCTTGCTTAATGCAATCGCAGGTTTTGCCCGCAGTATGAAAAAGTCGGACACGCTTTATCTGACATTTTCGGGGCATGGCACACAAATTCCCGGAGGTGAGGCGGACGGAATGCAGGAGGGTATTTGCCTTTGGACAGGTAGCCGCATTCAGGTAGTGAAAGATTATGATTTACGGGAGCAACTTCAAAAGATACCCGGAACCGTTGTCTGTATTTTCGATTCCTGCTTTTCCGGCGGGATGGAACGTGATGTGGCGATACCGGGCAAAAAGGCTAAATGCCTTACATACGACCCTGCAAGTATGGAAGTTTTCAATGTGCCACAATCCAGAGACGCAGCGCCGGTAGCGGGCAATAGGTTGTACTATATGTTGGCTTGTTCTGAAAACGAGGTATCATGGGACACGGGTAGTGCAGGTTTGTTTACCGAATCGTTTTGCAGGGTGTACGATGGATCAGAGCCAAAAAAGCGGATGGTTGCTTCGCTGATGCGCCAAACGGCGGAACTGTGCATCCCAAACCAAACGCCTACTTTGAAAATCGTATCCGGGAACGGGTCTAAACGGTTATTCTGATATGGATGCGGATAAAATAATCAAATTCATCCTTCAACATATTGAGGCTGGAACTATTGATGAGGTGTTTAATAAAAACACATTCAATACCAAACTCAATATGTATGTTTTGCGCACTTTAGGGATAACCGTAAGTGAAGAACTGCTAAACGACATTAAAAGCGACCCTGACCACTACAAACGCTTAACATCTAACCATGCCTAACATACCCACATCTAAACGACCCGCATGGATGGGAGAAAGGAAAGCCTTTGGCCGCATGAAGGCAAAAAATCAGGCATTCTACAATAGTTCGACATGGAGGGCGCTTGCACTGAAACACAAACGGGCGAATCCGCTATGTGTGAACCATGACCAATGCAGGGGAATAGCGGAGGTTACTGACCATATACAGCCCATTGAGCAGGGCGGCAAAAGGTATGACTGGGATAACCTGCAATCTCTCTGTAAACGGTGCAACGCATCAAAGACAGGGAAGCAGGCATGGAAGGAATAAGCCTAACAAATAAATCAAAAGCAATGGCAAAACCAATCCTTGTTTACAAGACAAAGCAGCGGCTAACCCTTTACCAAATAGATCAATTAAAACAAGCCATACAATCAAAATGCGAAGATTGGCTTGTTTTGGTTGCTGATAACATGGACACAAACGACGTAGTAGGGCTAATGCCTGACGGGGTTAGGCATGCACAGGCACAGGCGTTTATCGATAGCCGGTGGCAATGGCTGAAAGTTGGCGATAAATGGGAAGTCTATACGACCGGGCAGGATAACTTTACACCGGACAAGACTTGGAATGTGAACGATTATTATGAGTCAAGGTTTGCCGACATCATGAATAGGATGGAATAATGGGCCTTGTATTAACTCAAGCAGTCACTAAATGCCGTATCGCCACAAAAGATGGCGAGGCCATGTTTTTCGATGAGCTGGTAGATTTCTCGGCATGGGCGGGCAGTTCGGGAAATACGCCTTACTATCTTGAGTGGAAAGACTCTGCGGGGAAGTATGCCTATGCTTATGGTTTTACCGTTGGGGGTGGGGAGAGCTTGGGGACTGATTATTTTTCACCAATAAACATCACCACCGGATGGGCCACAGACGGAACATGCACAATCAACGATAGTAACACGTTTACTGGCGGGGCGACAAATTATTCTATCCGTACTGGTGTAACGATTGGGCGAATATATAAAGCATCTTTGGCCGCATCAGCTACAGCCGGAACGGTTCGAATTGTTGGTGGTGGTGGGTCCAATCCTTTTTACGCAGAGAACAATACGTCTAATAATTACAAAACCAGCGTAAACACGGTTTTGTATGTTTACAATTTAGCAGCTACAACGCCTTTAGTCATTAGTGGTGGTAGTTCTTGGTATAATGATTTTACTGGGTATTATATTTTAGGAAAACAATCAGTTTTTCTATTTTCAGACTATAATAGTATAGGTAGTGACAAAACTGCTATTGGTAGAGTTAGAGTGTTTTTTAGTT